TGGCAGAATAATCACCGGCGAAGTCACTTGATGTCGATGGCGCACCGACGAGGGGCACGCGCACGGTATCGAGCTTGTCCGCAGGCAAGGGACTGAAGTCGGTGGAAAATGCGGTCACCGGCAGGAGATTGGCAGTGAAGGGCATGAGCGCCCGCTGGGCGACCTTGATGTCTTTGACGTTGGTGAGGGTATTGGGCATGGCGTGCAATTAGGCTTGGTGTTTGAGGATGAGGGCTTGTTGTTGAGGGGTGAGTCCGCGCCAGAACGCGGTTTGTTCCGTCGGGTCTTTGATGGCGGTGAATTGAGCGTGAAGGTCGGCGGCTTGCGTGGCTTCCCCAGCGGGAGTCACTTGCGCGGGTTTCGTCGTGCCAGTGGAGGCGACCACTCGTGCCACCTCGATTTGCAGACGCTTGTCGAATTCAGCCTGGGATGCCTGAAGGTCGGTGACCTGTTTGCGCAGAGTGGTGACCTCGGCGCTGGCGGTATCGCGTTCGGCCTTGAGGGTATCGATTTCGGCAGTCAGCAATTCCACTTCGCCCGTCAGGCGTTCGGCATGCGCTGATGCTTCGGTGAGAAGTTCGGTTTGAGCTTGGTGATCCCGCTGGATGGTTTCCACCTGGGTGCGGGCTTCGGCGAGTTGGTCTTCGAGTGTGTCGGTCATCGCACGGGAAGTCGTGTCAACCGCTGCGTAGTAAACGCGGAGCCTCCGCATGGCTTCGTTGCGATCCGGCACCATGCCTGCGAGATTGTGACGTTGAGCTTGGCGACCGCTGAAGGTTTGTCCTTCCATGGCTTCTGCTGGAATGGCGCGTCCGCGAGAGAGAACGGCGGTGTGGAATTCCCCGGCGATCTCCGCGAGGTTGGAAGAAATGAGTTCTCGTTGGTCTTCGGTGAGTGGTGTTCCCGGTGCGCCCATCGCCTTGTATTTGCCGACGGAAAAAACTTCCACCTTGATGCCTGCGCGATCGAGTGCAGCGCTGTTATCGACAACGGCTTGCACCACGCCGATCGAGCCAACCTGAGCGGAGGGCGTGGCATAGATCGCGCGTGCTTGGCTGGCAACCCAGTAGGCCGCAGAGCACATGAGGCCAGATGAAAACGCATAGACTGGTTTCTTTTTGTCGAGTGCAGCAACGGCATTCGCGAGCTCTGGTGTTCCGGCCACCGTGCCACCGGGGGAGTCGATGTTGAGAAGCACAGCTTTGATGTCATCGCGCCCAGCGATTTCTTGAAGAGCATCGGCGATTTCCTCGGAGCTGGTTGCTCCATAAAACATCTTCGCGAAGAGATCAGCTTTGCGAAGGATCGGGCCTTCAATGGCAACGACTCCAATTCCATCCTCCACCGATAGGAGTGAATTTTGTTGGCTTTGATGGGAGAAAATTCCTGCACGTTCTACCTGCGATTGATACGAGGCAGAGATGGCGTGCAGAGCATCAGGTTGAATCAGCCATTCGCGATGTTGGATTACCGGGTTCACGCCCGTGCGGTGGTGTCAACGTAGCACACGAATTGCTAAAAAAACTATTCTCTAGATTTAAATCTTGCAAAGATGTCGTGACGAATACTGATCGTGTAGAGAATCCCAATAATCATAAGCCAACGCGCGGTAGACGATTGTGAGGCTCTGCCACTACTGGCGCTTGCCCGACTATTACTTAAAATCGACCGTTCGTAAGGTGACTCATCCTGAGTATCCCACAACGGGCTCCACGCGTAAGCTTGGGCATGAAGATGAATACCGAATATAAGTAGCCCTAGCGCCAGGCCATATCTTTTAAGAAAAGATAGTAATTTATGTTTTTGCGTTTGAATGTTCACGTGTATAATGATAGTAAATTAAAAATACTAATCAAGAATTTTTAATGCCGAACACGCAGCAGCCTTCCACAGCATCTCAGGAGGCACGCGATACTTGGCGGCAGTTTCTAGGATGAGTTTGGCATCCGCACCACGTCGTTCGATTTCTTCGCGGAAGTCGGCTCCGAGCTCGGCGTAATGATCGGTGATGGTTTTGAGGCCTGCTTCCACGTCAGCGCGGTTTTGCTGTGCTTCGCGACCGGCATCAACGGTGACCCGCTTTGGCGGAACGGTGCTGATCTTCCACCAACTCGGCATGGGAGGCAGTAGCCCGCGTGCAATCGCGTCACCTATCACGTAGGCCCAGATCGGCCTAATCAGGCGGCGTTCGAGGATCATCTGGCGAAACGAAAATCGACGATCTGCCTTGGCGACAATCAAACGAACGCCCGCACCCCCAATTTTGCTCGAATCCGCTGCGAACTCGAACGGGATCATGCCGAGTGCTGAATCACGACGCAGGTGTTCGAGGAATCCGGTGAAGGTAGGACTAGGTCGGTTCGACTGAAAGCTATCGAGTGATTCGTCTGGCTTTAGTGCTACCAGCTTTCCTCCAACGATGCGCTGCAAGCTGACCGGGTCGCTCACTTCTCCCGCACCATGCGCATTGCCCACCACAAAGTCGCCATTGTCGTCGATCTCGCCTCGTGCTGTTTTGAGGATACGGGACACATCGGCATTGTCTTTGACCGCATGCTTTTCTAACGCAAGGAGTTCCATCTCATCGAGCAGATGATTGATCGAGTGCTGGATCGTGGGATGATTGCGCACACCACCGGCCCACTCAGGCTCGTGGACGTGCAGGATGGCAGAAGCAGGGAGATCGTAAGCGGTGTTGTCATCTTGAAGCACACGGTAGAACACAGGTGCGCCATAGGCATCGAGGCCAACGCCATCGACAGTTTCCTTCGATCCCCAGTCATCACCAATGCGGTGGCTCTCGATCAACTGAATGCGTGGCTCGCCATCGAGGTCGCGGGTTTTGTGAATGAAGTATTCGCCATCGATGTCCATGCCCCGACAAACGAGTGCCTGGCATTCTTCGAAAGAAAACCGCTGCGTGATGTCACAGCGCGCGGACCAATAGGAAAAGTATTCTTCAGCACTGCGGTTCCACGATGCCTCTGGGGATTGGGCTTGAACACGGATGCCGTCACCAGTCGAGTAGATCGCCATGTTGGCCACCAGTTCGCGAACGAAGCCAGAATTCTTGTGAAGATAGCGCGACTTGCGCACCAGTTCTGTGCGGATACCGGGTGTGAGTTCCTTGCGTGCATCCGATGGCGAAGCCCCTGGCACCGCACCACGACGAGGCGACCAGTTCGCAGACTCAAACGACGATCCCCATGCTTTGGGTAAAAGCACGGGAGGGAGCAAGAGTCGGGCGATGGATTGGAAGCGATTCATTTCGCAAGGTGTCCGTGGATGAAAGAAGCCGATACCGTTCGTGGTCTGCCATAGGTTTGCGGATCGAGCACCTTGAGTGCGTAGGCACATTCCTCAAGAACTTGATCGACGGGCATGGTGAACTGCTTGGAGACCGAAGTCTCCGCGTCGTTCCAGTTCATGATGGTTTTGCCTTCCATGAGCAGCGACTTCGCTTTCTGCTGGATGGCGAGAACTTCGGCGACGGTGAATCCGGTGATGAAGAGTCCTCGTGCCATGGTCATTTTCCTTTCCAAGTGGAGTTGCGACCGCGTGTGTCGATGTGAATGAAGCCCGACGACGGATAGAGTCCGAGGCCACCAACGAACTTGCCAGCTTTGCGCCATGCGATGAGTCGCTCATAGACGCGCTGAGTGCTCAAGCCATCGAAGGTGATGTCGAGTGCGCTAAATTCTTTGTGCTGGCTGAATTGTGCTCCACCGACAGCCTTGTTGTAGGCTGGTGAACGATAGGAGCTAAGGATGCGGCATGGTCTTCCGTAAGACTCGCGCAGTTCATCAACAATGCGCAGGACAGGCACGATGTTTTTCCAGAGTGGTTGAGGAGGTGTGCTGTTCTTCACTCCCTTTCGCTGCGTCGCGAAATACGATTCGAATTCATCTGCGTTGAAGTGACGAAATTGTTGTGCGGCAAACCAGTCGGAGAATTGACTCATGATTCTTCATCGGGGGTGTCAACTGTTGTGGAGGTCAGTGCTTCTCGGCCCACGATCTTGAGCATGGTGGCTGCGGCGACCTGCATGTTTTCCGCGTCCCAATAATGATTGCCGCGGCTTCCGATTCGCTCCCACATCCACTTGCCGTTCTTCTTGATACGGTGCTCGCTTTCCATCTGCGCGAGATAGTCCTCATCGATGTCATCAGGAACTTCCCAGACTGGTCCGTCATCAGGATTTTGATTTCGACGCAGGCGCGCGAGCGTGTCCTTGATGTTGAGGTTTGACCAATAGAACACCGAACATGTTTGCCCGCGACCTAGGACAACCTTGCGACGTGGGGAATAGAACCTCTCGATCGCTTTGCGGCCCTTGACCTTGTGGGTGAATGTCGCCCGCTTGTCACCCATGAGCGCAGTCCATCCGTGAGCAGCACATTCGCGGTAGACGTCATAAGTGGCGTAACCCGCATCGACGAATACGAGATTCGGGTGAATGCCAAATCGTTCCTGCACGACCTGCACATCGGTAAATATCAGCACCCGCTCATTCCAGATCAAGCGGCTGGATCCGTCCTCGGCCCATGCACGAACGACCAAGAACAAGTGATCCATCTGGCAATCGACCGTGAGGATGCGCAGTGGACATACGCATGGTTCACCCGCAGGAACCAATCGACCTTGCGCATCGACTCCTGCCTCTCCGTCCCACGTTTCGCCCTTGAGATAACCGCCCGGGACGATGTCGAGTTTGTAGTCTTCCAGATACTCACGCCACGCCAGAGCCAGACGTTTTTGGTAGAACTGTTGAATGAGACTTACGTCGCCTTTACGCGCTGCGGCCTTGGCACGAAGGTAAAGCTCGGCCAGTCGTCCCCAGCTCATCGCGCACATGGCATTCCAGTGGAACCCTGCGTTTTCTTTTGGCGCGTTGGGATTGGTGACGACGTATCGGCCCGATAAATTCAACTCGCGGCGTGTGCGATCGCTATCCTCGAAGTAATGATTGCATGAGGCACAACGCATGGAGGTGGTGTCACGCACCTTCTGGAAATCCCACTCGCCTGATTCATCACGGGCGTCTTTGCTCCACTCGACTTGCTCCCACTTGAATGGCTGGCGTTGATGGCAATGAGGACAAGCAAACGTCCACTCGCGCATGTCGGTGGTTTCATGCTTGCGGTGAGTGTCGTCGTCTTCCTCACCACCCTGTGACATGAACAGGCATTTGCCTAGCCAACCGAATGCGGTGACACGGGCCTCTGCTTCTGCCATGTGGCCAGTCGGCCAGCGCCACGTCTCGTCTCCAATGAGCCAACGAATCGAACGGCGCTGAAGATTGGTTTTGTTGTTAGCACCCAGCACCCACAGCGTCATGCCATTGGCGAAGTGGATCGTGTTGTTGCGTTTCTTGTGACGGTTGGCTGGGTAGAGAGACCGCACGGGGATGCATTCATCAAAGAGCTTTTGCAGGCGGCTTTCGCTCTGGTCTTTCGCGTCATCGTCGGTCTGATCAAGCCATAGCGTGGGACCTGGGTGGTTTGCGATGATGTGTGAGAGACCTAGCTCACCGACAGAGGTTTTGCCACTTTGGATTGCAGCGATGATGCTTACGATGCGGATCTTCGGATCGACCAAGGCCTCCATGGGCTCACGCATCCAAGGTGAGTTGGCTGATCGGAATCGTCCTGGAATGGGAGAGTAGGGGATCGAGGTAATGTGATCCTCACACCAAGCCCATGGGGGACGGCGATCAGGAGGACGCCATGCCTCACACCAGATATTCTCTAATCTCTTTCGTGCTGGATTGCTTGCAGTCATTCGCCCTGATGGAGAATCGTCAACACCTCGTCGATGGCGC